TAGAGACAGATCCTATTAAGGATGAGCTACCTGTTCAAGACTTCGATAACCTTATAGGTTATAAGTCTGGGTATTTGGAAAGTTATGAGATACCATCTCATATATCTAATCAATCAAAGTTAGTGATCACACAAATGATCCCTAATCCCGGAAAGTATAAACCGAGGGGTATCCATGTTGGATGCAACTCGATTCAGGACAGATGCAAATATCTCCATAGAGTATTTGCAGACTTTCTCAACCAAATTGATTGTAACTGCATGAAGCAGCACTTCAATGGTGTGGAATTCCTGAAGAAGGTAACAACACCTTCGTACAGAATTAAGAATAGGAACAATGTATTTGTTTCTGACTTTTCCAATGCAACTGATACTTTAAATCAGGCATTCCAATGTAAGGTAATTGAAGTTTTCTTCAATGCCACTTATGCTAACTTCTGGAAGTTTATTTCTACACTTCCGAAGAGCTTCCGTCACCCTTTGGATCACTCCTTAGAGGATTATATTCAAATGACAGGTCAGCCTCAAGGCTTACTTGCATCATTTGATGCATTCTCCATGGCACACATCTTTCTAATTTGCATGCTCATGAAAGAGTTTCACTTAGAAAGCAGGAGTCTAACAGAGACCCTCGCAATCGTAGGGGATGATTCTATTGTCTCTTATCCTTGCGAATTGGAGCTCAATGATGAATTGGAGTATACTTTCTACCAGTTCCATTCCTGGCTCTGTAAGGAAGCATCACTAATCAAAAATGATGCAAAGACAGGTAAATCCTTCTTTGATCATCATGGAAATTTCTCTCACGAAGTCCTAGACTTCGCTAAGATCAGTATTCAGGACGGGGTATTTATGACCCCAGTTCCATATGGATTAGCTTCGGCTTATATGAATAAACCGGGCTTTACAGATTTACAGTTAATCCTATGGATGAGTTCCAAAGGATTAACTTATAAACAACTTGCTTATAAAAGGCTATTTAAAGCTTATTATAACAAACCATATCAACTGATGGCGGCCTCTTCCGTGCTTTCATCAGGGGAAATTCCGTTCCTCAAGAAATTTGAGGATAGTGAATTGTACTCCTCGATTGATTCATCAATCAGAGGGTTATCAATGTATATGTTCTTCCTTAATCAGTTAGAACATACCTTCCTCAGTAGTGTCTTTTCAGAGAACTGCAAAGACATATTGAATTCGGAAAGTTTCTTAGATAAGAGCCTTGCTCAAATCGAAGAGGACTTTTATAGATTCAAGGGATCAATTGGAGAATTGATACCTTTACTAAGTGATAAGCATAAATACAATATTATGCTATTAAAGAATATGACTCTTGCATCAGATATTCAAGATGTCCTAAATGTTAAAGAAGATAGAGAATCACTTTCTATCTTTCTTGGAGTTCTAATCAATGAAGAGTATTATACTCTCTTTGAACATTTGATTCAGTGGACAGATACAATCAATCAACTGTTATCATCTAATGATCCAGACATCTGGCAGGTGTTCTGTTATCAAGATTTCTCCATCTTTAAGGATCTTTGCGACCCATTAAAGAATTTCCAGGTAAAATCGATGAAGAAAGTATCATCGAATTCCACAATTCTTCTGAAGTCTTCTGCAAAGAAGACAGCAGGAATCATACAGGCTTCTTCTTATTTAGAAGAATGCACTACATTTTGCATATCAGAATTTACTGATAAGCTACTAGGGATAGTAGGTATTTAACCTATCTACTAAACTTATCACTCTCTATGGTGAAGAGAGGGTGCAGTGTAAACTAC